CAACGGATAAGTGCAAGGAAGTTGCGGAGAAATCTCGTAGGATTGGTCTCGGTGTTACGGGTCTTCACTACATGCTTATTCAACTTAACATTCCCTATGGCAATGAAAAATGCCTTGAGTTCCTAGAGAGGCTCTTCTCTACTATCAGAGACGAAGCATATAAGATGTCCGTGTACTTGGCGCGAGACAAGGCTCCTTTTTCCGAGTTTGATTCCAAGAAGTACCTAAATGAAGAATTTGCAAAAACACTCCCCGCCCGTATCCGAATGCTTATCAAGAAGCATGGTATCCGAAATGCGGTTATGCTTACCATTCCACCGTGTGGAACTATTTCCATGCTCCACGGAACATCTAGTGGGATTGAACCCATCTTTGCAGCAATGTACAACCGCAGATGGCGCACCAACAACATCTGGAAGGAGCAACTAGTTGTTGATCCGCTCTTCCAAAAGTTTTACGATGAGGGTAAGCCTCTGGACTCCTTTGTCGGAGCCTATGATGTGGCCCCGGACGAACACATTAAAGTCCAAGCTACGATTCAAAAGTACATCGACTCTTGCATTTCTAAGACCATCAACCTCCCCAGTACGTCAACGCCCGAAGCGTTCTCCCAAACCGCTCTCGACTATGCCCCATACCTCAAGGGCCTTACCGTTTATAGGGCTGGCTCAAAAGAGGGTGAACCTCTACAAGCTATCCCATTCACTGACGAGAACATCGAAAAATATATGAAGGTATCCCATGAAACACAAATCGAAACAGGCGAAGCCTGCTCCCTCGCAGGGGGAGACTGTGGTTCCTGATAAAAAGTCATCCGACTTACAGGAAGAACTAAATAAAGAGTGGGCAGACAAGCTGCCTTGTGAAAACGACCCAAACTGGGAGGACTAATGGCTTATTATGATTATGCGTGTCACTCTTGTGAACTCCTAGTTGAGAGGGAGTATGATTTTGCAAAAAACCCTAGCAAGATCAAATGCCCTGAGTGTGGAAAAAAGATTGAACAGAATTGGGCGGGGCGAGATATCCCTGTCCACTTTAAAGGAGCAGGTTGGACTGGTGTAAATGACAGAACGGGCTACAATAAGAGTGGTGGCTCCGATGAAGTTAACCTTAAGCTACAGGACCAATCAAAAGACCGTATGGCAGGCGGGTGGAAGCAGTATGCAAAATACACACCCCCTGATAAGCTCCTAAAAGAATCTAAAAAACTTTCTGATCAAGAGGTTGCAGAAAAACTAGACTCATCGAGAAAACTCAGCGACATCACCTATGATAAAGCTGGGATTAATCCCTACAAGAAGTACAAAGGCCAATAACAGACAACAACTAAATGTACCAGTTCAACGAGAACATCCAACGGGGTATTTTATACCTTCTAAAGTCCGATAAGGACTTCTATATTCAAATCATCAATCTTGTAAAGCCAGATTATTTCGAGTTCCCGATCCACGGGAGGATTTACTCTGCTGTTCGTGATTACTACGAAAAGTACAAGAAGCTGCCCAATGATGATTTCATTGAGCATGAGCTACTAGAAACCAAAGCAGCAAAGGAGTCTGTACATGACTTCACTGACGAGCTTTCTTATATTAATCGCTTAGATACTTCGGCTGCTGATGGTGAAGATTACTATCTTGATCTCATCGAGGACTTTGCCAAGAAGGAGGCTATGAAGGATGCGATCAAGCAATCACTAACTCTGATCAAGGAGAACCGTATGGATGAGACTGAGGCTCTCGTCCGACAGGCCCTCACGGTCAGTAGAACTGTTGATATTGGTCAATCTTACTTCAAGGATGTGAGTGATCGTTGGGACCGCACCCACAATGCTGAGGAAGCGGACAAGTTTAAGACTTTGCTACCTAGTCTTAATCGTTCTCTCGAAGGTGGTCTTGGCGAGAAGGAGTTGGCAATGGTTATTGCACCTCCGGGAGTTGGTAAGTCGTTGTGGCTTGTTAACCAAGCTGTACAGTCGATGATTGAAGGTCGCAAAGTTCTGTATGTCTCTTTGGAGATGTCAGAGGACAAGATTGCCCAACGCTTTGATTCGGTTGCGACACTTATCCCACAAGGCCAGTTAAAAGATCCCTCGGCCCAGCTAAAAGTTGGAGAGCGTCTAAGTATTTTCCAAAACAACTTCCCTAGTAGCCAACTAGTTATTAAGGAGTTCCCAACTGGTCAGGCCACTGTAAACAGCCTGAGAGCACTTATGGTGCAGCTAAAGAACTATGAGGACTTCGAGCCTGACGTTGTGATTGTGGACTATCTGGAGCTTCTGAGGCCCGTCAGAGAGAACCAGCACGAATATCAAGCCCAGCAGCGTATCGCTGAGGAGCTTCGTGGTCTAGCTATGGAAAATAAGTTCCTTGTATGGACCGCTACCCAAACCAATCGACAAGGTAGGGCCGTGAAGGTCATCACCGATGCCGAACTTGGCGACTCCTACGGTAAGATCCGAACGTGTGATTTTGCTGTGTCGCTTAATCAAAGTGAGGAGGAGTTCGATACTGGTCGTATGCGTGCTTACGTTGTTAAGTCTCGAAATGGCCGACCTAGATTCATCGTCCCTATGGAGGTGGATTATAATATCTTGAAAATGGTTGAAGGTGAAGCAATTGGCGACGAAGAAGACTAACACAAGTACGCACATTTTTGATGTTCTGGAGGCAAAACCAGAGTTGAAAATTATTAATGGTGGGTGGGGAGAGTTTACCATCAAACTATGTACGGGACTTAAATCAGGTTCCCAGAACTGCTGGGGGACTTGTGATTTTGACACTTACGAAATCCACGTTGAGAAGAAGATGGATGACGGACCAGCCCGAGAGACAATTTTCCACGAAATTTGTCACTTGCTACTGGAGACGTTTGGCATGGGAGGCGAAGGTGAGGGAGAAACTGAAGAATATATTTGGACTTCTAACGAACGACTGACTATAACAATGTCCAGAGCGGTCATGCAGTTTGTCCGCTTGAATCCGCAATTAGCTAAGGAGTTACTATTTTGAACAAAGCACAAACACTACTTGAGGCCCTAGAGGATCTTACTTGGGAGAACTACGTTGATATCGCTAATGAGCTTACTCGATGCGATCAAGACGAGATCGACGGTGAGATGGCTAGACAAGCTTCAATTTACTCTTACTACCAAGGTCTTCTCTCGGTAGCTAAGATGAGGTTAGATGAGGCAAACTTGGATCTGACCAAGTTCTGTGCTCAAACGCGCAAGGAGCGTAAGGAAGGTTCTTCGGTAAAGCAAACAGCCAAAGATCTTGATGATTTTGTCGAATCCTCTCAGGAGTTTATGGTATATAACGGGAAGGTGAATGAATCGCAATTCAAGTACACCTTACTTAAGGGTCTGGTCTCGTCGTTGGAGCAGAAGAAGGATATGCTAGTGCAAATGTCTTCGCAACGCCGCGCCGAGACAAATCTTTACCGATAATCTAAAAAATTTACAAACGTCTGTCTATAATACTACACTGCCAACTTAACTGACCATAGGAGGTTCTACAATGGCTATTGATCTTGATGCCCTACGGGCAAAGCACGCTGAACTCAGCGGCGAAAAAAAAGCTGGAGGCAACTCCGATTTCCTGTCCTCATTCATGCAACTGCAAGAGGGCACCAATGCAATCCGAATTCTTCCCGGCAAGGATGAGGATACCTTATTTTACGCGGAGACTAAGATTCACCGTGTCCCTGACGGCCAAGGTGGGGTGAAAAACGTCCACTGCCGAAAGATTCATGGAGAGCCTTGTCCTCTTTGTGATGCTTATTACGGACTCTGGAAGGAGCCGAACAAGGACGAGGATCTTGCTCGACAGATCAAGCCCCGTGCTCGTTATTACATGAACACGGTAGACCGTGAGACTGGCGATGTGAAGATTCTCTCCATCGGTGTCATCCTTTTCAAGAAGGTTATTGCCGCCATGCTGGATGAAGACTTCGGTGACATCACTGATCTCCTGACTGGTAACGATTTTAAGATCGTTAAGACGATGGAAGGCCAGTGGCCTAAGTACGACCAATCTGCACCGCGACCGAAGTCTTCGGAAGCAGGCAGTAAGGCCGAAGTAGCAGCTTGGATGGATTCCCTCCACGACATTCATGCTCTAGTTAAGTTGGAGGACTACGAGGATGTGAAGACTGCCGCTATGGCACTTCTACCCTCTCATGAAGGAAGTAGCCAAAACCCGACTCCTGTGAAGGATGTAAAGGATGAGGATTACCTCCAAAGAATGCAGAGTAACTAATTATGAAGAATATTTTTCTAACACTTATGCTAACCGTCTTCATGGGTGCAGGGCTTATGTCCTGCGCTGCCCTTGAAGGGGTTTTCGGAGAAGGCACGGTTTTCACTACTGCGGATCAAGTTGTTGAAGGAGGGGAGGCTGCGGTCATCCCTTGGGAGCAACTACCTGTAGCTATTAAGGACCAGATTCCAGAGGGAACTAGTCTCGTTATGACCTCAAAGGATCAACTTCTTGAAGGAGCTACTTATGTTCCTGCTGGTGGTGATCTTGATGAAGGAGGCTGGGATGGTATTTTTAATACCCTGTTGGCTGTGGGTACAACTTTCGTTCCGGGCCTTGCGGCTTGGGAAGGTGTACTAACCCTCTTTAGTCAGCGTAAGCGCAAGCACTACGTTAAGGCTGCGAAGGCTCTTGTTCCTACGGATAAGAATATGGACCTAGGTGGCACCTTCAAAGCTATTGCTTCTGCTCTAGGTGCATCTCACTCCTCGGAAGGCACTGCTGCCCTCCACGCTGAGGAAGAAGAAGAGGAATACGAAGTCTAGTTTTTCTAGAAATCGACTATAATAGGAGGATGAGGGGTTAACTCTCTCATCCTCTTTTTTTATACACTATGGCAAAACTAAAAATTCTATGCGCCCCTGCTAACGAAGGGGGTTGCTCCTATTATCGAGTCATCGCTCCAATGAAAAAGCTCCACGAAATGTATGGAGATCAAGTGGAGTTTAGGTATGATCTTAACCCTCTCGGTATTGAAGAGGAGGGAGAGAATGTAGGCAAGTGGAAAGAAGACTTCCAATACGAAAATATGAAGTGGGCAGATGTCATCTGGACCAACAATATTTCTAACTGGGGTGGACCCTACACGGCTCGTATTGTAGGCAAGGCAAAGGAGTTTGGCAAGTTTGTTCATTTCGACACGGATGATCTCCTCACTGATTTGTATGAGGGGCACAGACTGTATGATGTTTACAAGGAAAGAGATCTAGAGAACATTACAAAATTTATCTACGCTAATTCCGACCTCGTTACGGTAACTCAGCGTAAATTCGCAGAGCGTATCAAGCCTTTCTGTGGAGGTGTTTTGGCAATCGTGAAGAACGCCATCGACTACAGCCTTCCATGCTGGAACGTCCCTAAGATCCCTAGACCTAAAAAGAAGTTTCTTAGAATTGGTTGGGCAGGAGGCATTCACCACGAAGAGGACGTAAAGGAGTTCGCTGGTGTGCCCAACATGGTTAACCAGCGTGCAGGCCGAGAAAACTGCTCATGGGGCTTCTACGGTGCTCCTATCATGCAGAAGGGGAAGAAGAAGGAATGGCAGCATGAGGTGTGGGAGAACTACAAGAGAATGCTGCTAAAAGGATTCAAAGGCCAGCCGAACTGGCAGATTTTTAATGCGCTGCCTCCTGACTCGTATGGTGGGCTATACTCAAATGTAGATTTATCAATCGCACCTCTTCAAATGAATGCTTTTAATGATTCTAAGTCTGAGATTAAAGTTGCTGAGTGTGGTCGTTACGGAATACCTCTTATCGCATCGGATGTGGGTTGTTATGATGAGACTATTGTAAATGGTAAAACAGGATACCTACTACCAGCAAATGCACCACCTTCTGAATGGGCAAAGGTGTTGGTTAAGTGCGTAAAGAATCCAGAGCACGTTGCTGAGATGGGCCGCAACCTAAAGAAGATCACAGAAGAGTATTTCGATCTAACCAAAGTTGTCAAGCACCGTCTTGAGCTTTACCAAGAAGCTATCGGCCTAGTCAGTAGTAGAGACAGGGAAAAGGGTGTTAATTTCAACACAGACTGGGAGTTCCATGAGTAACACTACCGTAATTATTAAGACGATTGGAAGACCAACACTTAAAGCAGCCATTGCGTCTGCGAAAAGAGAAGGGTTAAAACCTATCGTTATCAGTGATGGGGTAAACTGCCACGCATACGGAGAGAAATTTGTAAAACTAGGGAGGCAGTGGGGTTTCTACGGAGGCATGGCAGCTAATGTTGGGGCAGCACTTGCAGAGACTCCCTACATTACTTTCTTAGATGACGATGATGTTTTTATTCCCGGTGCTGGTAAGATCATCGAAAGTAAAACGACCGAGAACCCAGAAGTAGATATTTGGATTGCGGGAGTAAGGTTTAACAGGGAGGTAGCACTTCACAACACTCAGACTGGTGAAGAGACTTATCGAGGGACTGATTTAGCCATCTTCCCCGAGCGAGGATTGAGTGAGGGCAATGTGGCTATGCCAACCTATAAGACGAAGATCTTTGAAACTTTACCATACACAAACTGTGTTCCTGATGATGTGGCACACCTAACAGACCTAATACATGTTCAAGCTTGCGCTCAAAGAGGGAGCAAGGTCGCTTGGTTTGGGGAGGCACTATACCATGTTCGTCCCCATATGGCTGGCAAGGAAGGTATAAAAACTGTAAACGGGAGAGGAGAATGATGGGTTCCCGAGTTACGGTTATTTGCTCTAATTATAATTCCGCACGTTGGATTGAAGGCTACTTAGAATCTATCAACAATCAGTTTTTAGGTGAATTTGATATTATTTTCGTAGATGCTAACTCTACTGATGACTCCTTGAAAACCATTAAAAGCTTTTCTTTTAGAAAGGGTATTGGTGTTGAGATTATCGAATGCAGTGAGAGGGTTCCAGTGTATACTGCGTGGAATATGGCTATCCAAAGGGCAACGACACCTTACGTTATTAACGTAAACACTGATGATAGACTTTACCCCGCAGGATTATTGATGTATCTCCAATATGCAGATCGCTTTCCTGAAGCAGATATTTTTTATGCAGCGTACCTGTTAGTTGCTGACCTCCACCACTCTGACGTAAGAGGCTCCAGCACACCACCGAACCATAACCATCAACAACTACTTCACGCCTGTTATTGCGGACCCTTCCCACTCGTCAAGAGGCAGACTTTATTGGATGACGGTTTGTTTGATCCAAAGTATACGATTTCTGGAGACTATGAGATGTGGCTTCGTATGTCTAAAAAGGGGAGAGAATTTGTTAGAGTAACCCAACCCATGGGAACCTATTTTTGGAATCCAGAAGGCGTAAGTACCACAGCAGATACTTTCCAAGAACACGTTCGTCA